CTACATTTATTATCTGTGGTAAAAATGCCGCTACTTATATTGAATCCTTGAACACAAATATCGGTCAAGTACGTGAAATCTTCAAACGTGTATCTACAAATGGTATCGTTGGTGGGCCACACTTGGTAGGTATCTTGGATGAAAAATATAAAGTATATAAAAACCCATACTACCCTGATAATGAAATCTTGGTAGGTGCTAAGGGTGAGATGTTTATAGAAGCTGGCTATATTTATGCTCCTTATTTACCTCTTTTCGCTTCACAGTTATTAGTGGATGCAGATTTCCGAGCTTCCCGCGGATTTTGTACAATTTATGCAAAAAAAGCCGTAAATAAATACATGTACCATCGTTTGACTTTGGTAGACAACAAACAAGTAGCCGCTAACTAGTTGATAGTTTAAGCTATAAGTCATCAGTAAACATGACTGTATATAAATACAAAACTAAATAATATATCCATTCAAAGAGGTGTAGTTCATTCTACACCTCTTTTCTTTTACTTGTTTTTGTCTAGCGAATAGTATATAATGTAATTATGATGCAGTATTTTATAATAATATTAGGAGTGATTACATTATGGAGAAGATTTTAGCTAAGGGTGGTGTGTTGCAAGGTATTCCTAGTGATAAGACTTGTAATTTAGTTGTGTTGTTTTCTGGTGGTTTTGATTCTACTGCTTTATTACATATGGCAGTTAATACTAAGAAGAAACACGATAATATAAAAACAGTTTATGCATTATATGTTAAGAGTAATTTATTAGATAATGGAAAAGTTGCATTAGAGAATAGACATGTAAAAAAGTTTATTTCATATATTAATCAAGATGAAGAATTAGTAAAGTTGGTTACTTTTAAAAGTTCATTTGGTGATTTAGAAGAGTACTCCTACAGTGAGAATTCTTATGATTTAATATTTATTAATGCTATTAATTCAGTAGTACATATGATAGGTGGTGCTGATATGAATATAGTGTTAAGTGGCTCATTGGATAGGGATTCTAGGACATATCATTTACCGTATTATAAGAAAATAGTAGATGATTTTAATAAGGAATATAGGGGTGTTGATATATGTATGATGTTTCCTTTTATACAGTTGGATAAACCTAGAATTATAGATTATCTACTCAACAATAATCTATATCAGTATTGTACTTGTTGTGAGAATCCTAGTAGTGATGGATTTTGTGATAGTTGTAAAGGTCATTTAAGTGCTTTATATGATTTATTACTCATCTATGGTGTGTATGGTGATATTGAACCTGAAGAGGGTAATGAAGAATTTGTTAGGGGAGAGATAGATAGAATGATAGGGGTTGAGTCTTGTGAGTGATAAACCAAATTTATTGGGTGGTAAAGGGAAAAGAACGTATAATAATGGTGTTATAGCTAAAAGGTACTATGAGGGTGAGCAACCTGATGGGTTTGTATTAGGGATGTTACCACGTACTGATGAGCAAAAAGCTAAAAGTAATGCTAAAAGGGTTAAAACTACAATAGAGAAGTATGGTGTTTCTAATGTAGCACAGTCTAAAGATGTATATGATAGAATTATAGAGACGAATCTTAAAAAGTATGGTGTTGAACATCATCAAAGTCTTGAATCTCAAAAAGAAAAAGTAAAGAAAACCAATTTAGAGAGATATGGTACTACTAATGGTAAGGTGTTAAAACCAAAAGCAGATAAACCAAAAAGAGAGAAAAAAGTAAAAGTCAGTAGGACTGAGGGTGTAGGTAAAGTTAGTCTTAGGGGTAGAGGTACATTCTATAATAATGGTGTTATCAATAGAAAATTCATTGATGGTGATGCTATACCTGATGGGTTTGTAAAAGGTAAGTTAATGTCTGATGAAGAGAAGCTACGACAGTTATCTAAACGTAAGAAAACTATGATAGAGAGGTATAGTGTAGACAACCCATTTAAGTCTAAAGAGATATATGAAAAAGTAAAGAAAACAAATTTAGAGAGATATGGTAATACTTGTTCTGCACAATCTAATATAGTCAGACCTAAGATTAGTAAATCAATGCTAGATAGGTATGGTGTTGAGTATTCTTTTCAAGCTGAAGTAATTAAAGAGAAGATTAAGGCTACAAATTTAGAACGATATGGTGTAGATAACCCATCTAAATCTGATGTTATTAAGAATAAGATTGTTGAATCTAATCGTAAGAATTTAGGTGTAGATTACCCTATGCAGTCAAAAGAAGTAATGGATAAGTCTAGGATAACTTCTTTAGAGAAGTATGGGACAGAATATCCCAATCAGTCTGATATTGTCAAACAGCATATAATTGATAGTAATCTTGAAAAATATGGTGTTGAGCGTCCAGCACAGTCGGATGAAATAAAACGTAAGACGATTGAGATGAATAGGAAACGCTATGGGGTTGACTATACTTGTTTAGTTTTTAGTGGTAAATATAAAGGTAATGATAGTAGTTATAATAGGTCTTTTGCTAAACTTCTAGATGACGTTGGTATTGTTTATGAGCGTGAGTTTTTATTAGAAAAATATTCCTATGATTTTAAAGTAGGTAACACTTTAATAGAAATAAATCCTACAGCTACACATAATACACATTTCAATCCTTATGGCAAGAATAGGATTGATGTTAATTATCATAGAGATAAATCTAAGTTAGCTAAGGATAGTGGTTATCATGTAATACATGCATTTGATTGGGATGATACAGATAAAGTTGTACAACTACTGAAGGATAGGGTTACTGTATATGCACGTAATTGCGATATTAGAGTAGTTAGTGATGTAGATACAAATAACTATTTAGATATGTATCATTTACAGAGTACTTGTAGGGGACAGAAAATTCGTTTAGGGTTATATTATAATAATCAGTTAGTATCATTAATGACATTCGGTAAATCACGTTTCAATAAAAATTGTGAATATGAATTATTGAGATATTGTGCTAGTCATAATGTAGTAGGTGGTGCTGAGAAGTTATTTAAGTATTTTGTAGATACTTATAAACCTAATTCTGTTGTTTCATATTGTGATACATCTAAATTTAGTGGTAAAGTATATGATACTTTGAGTTTTGAGTTTATTAAGACAAACAAACCCAGAAAGCATTGGTATAGTATGAAAGAGAGACGTCATATTACTGATGGATTATTATTAAGTCAAGGGTATGATAGACTTTTTAAAGAGAGTCATGGTAAAGGGACTTCTAATGAAGAATTAATTTTAGCTAGAGGGTATTTACCTGTATATGATTGTGGTCAATCAACTTATATTTGGAGAAATGATAATGTCTGATAAAGTTAAAAAGAAATATTATCATAATGGCATTGTTAATAAAATGTTTGAAGAGGGTAAACAGCCTGAGGGTTTTGTGTTAGGTATGTTACCACGTACAAAAGAAAGACAAGATGCTATTAATAAGAAAAGGGAAGAGACTACATTAAAGAAATATGGTGTATCTCATGTATCTCATTTAAGTGATGTTAGGTCTAAGAAGAAAAAATCTTTACTAGAGCATTATGGGGTGGATAACCCATCTAAGTCTAAGGAGATACAGAATAAGAAGAGAGATATCTTTATTAAAAAGTATGGTGTAGATAACCCTATGAAGTCTGATATTATTAAGCAGAAGTTTAGGGATAACTATAATAAAAAGTATGGTGTAGATAACCCTTTTCAATTAGATGTTGTTAAGGATAAGATAAAAGAGACTAATAATGAAAATTTAGGTGTAGATTATCCTACTCAATGTCAAGAGGTTAGAGATAAGGTACGTGATACTTTCATGGAAAGGTATGGTGTACCGTATACATTTATGTTGTCTAAGGAGTGGTTAGACGCTAATGACAGTAAACCTAATCGTGATTTTGCTAGTTTATTAGATGCTAATAACATTAAATATGAGCGTGAATTTAGGTGTGGCAAGTATTCATATGATTTTAAAGTGGTGAATACTTTAATTGAGATAAATCCTACAGCAACACATAATACATATTTTAGTCCTTATGGTGATAAATCTGTTAAAGGTAAATACTATCATAGAGATAAATCTAAGTTAGCTAGAGATAGTGGTTATAATGTAATTCATGTGTTTGATTGGGATGATAAGAGTAAGATTATTAATTTACTTAGGGATAGGGATATAGTATACGCTAGGAAATGTGATGTAAGATTAGTTGATAGTGTAGAGTGTAATCAATATCTTATGACTTATCATTTACAGGATAAGTGTAATAGTCAAACAATCAGATTAGGGTTATATTATAATAATCAGTTAGTATCATTAATGACATTCGGTGTTGCTAGGTATAATAAAAAGTATGAATATGAGCTGTTGAGGTATTGTGCTAGTCATAATGTAGTAGGTGGTGCTAATAAGTTATTTAAGTACTTTGTAGATAACTATAAACCTAATTCTATTATTTCATACTGTGATACATCTAAATTTAGTGGTAAAGTGTATGATATGTTAGGGTTTAAAATAGATACAGTCAATGCTCCATCTTGTCATTGGTATAGTGTTAAAGAGAATAAACACATTACTGATAATTTGTTGCGTATGCAGGGGTATGATAGATTATTTAAAGAAAATCATGGTAAAGGGACTTCTAATGAAGAATTAATTTTAGCTAGAGGATATTTACCTGTATATGACTGTGGACAAGCTACGTATATTTGGAGAAAATCATAAAAAGGTAGAATAAATTTAATGTTACCTATATATAGGAGTGGATATATTAAATTTAGAGTTTGTAAAATAACAGAGTGGGTATATTAATTTAGTTTTTGTAGATTGGTATATGTTTACTGAGGATGTATGGGATTCTATATGGGTATCCTGTATGTCCTTTATTTTACATTTAGAGAAATAGGAGATATTGATGGGTTTAGAGTTATATAATACAACTAAAAACACAATTCGTATTCCTGAGTACAATTATAATGGCACATTGGTGTTTGCTCCTAATGAAGCAAAACCTTTGGATAGTTTAGATAAGGTGGGTTTCTTCCGTCCTTATGCTAGGGCTGGTATTATTGTGAGGAATAGTGATGTTGATTTAGGTTTATCTCAACGTACTATTGATGACATCAATCAAGCTAAAGAGGAATTAAAAGGTCATGTTTCTAAAGTGGCTGATAGTGTTGTTGATAGTGTTAAAAATGTTTCAGATAAAACTAAAGATGCAGTTAAATCTGTAACTGATAATGTTGGTAAAATTGCTAGTGATGTTGTAGAAGATACAGTTAGTGATGTTACTGAAAAAGTAGAAAAAGTAAAAAAATTCACTGCCGATTTTCTTGATACTTTAACATTAAAAGAGTTGAAAGCTACTGCAAAAGAAGTAGGTGTAGATGCTGATAGTGTTAATAAAAAAGCAGATGTTAAAGAAATGATTTTATCTGCACAAAATAAAAAATAGATATATAGAGGGTGAGTAGTCATGAGTAGAATAGACGATAATTTACTTGTAGATAGTAGTTCATTTAGTAATGACTACATGGAATCACTTTCTAAAGAACGCAGAGATATCATAGAGGATTGTATGGTAGCTTTAGGTTATCCTGTAATCACTCTATATATTACTCAGCGTCAAATTGACAGGTTAATAGATTTTGCAACTCGTAGGTGTGAGAGTAAAGTATCATTACCTTATTTAGCAACATTTAATGTAGGAAATGGTGTTGTTGATGTAAGTGGGTATGATATGTTAGCCGTTAGACAGATATATAATGGAGTTGGCAGTGGGGTATCTACAGAAAATGCTAATTTAGTGGCAAACCCTGATAGTCCTAATAGTGGTTGTAATATTTCAATGAGTAATTGTGATATTTGTAATCAATTATGTCAGTATCGTGGTATGCAGTCTTTAGCTGGCTCATATGGTACAAAAGGGATATATGATTATGTAGCATATGCTGGTGCTATGTCAGAGTTAAATGTGCTAATGACTAATGATTGGTATTTAGACCCTACTGATAATAAGTTATATATTGATGGTTTTAGTGGTGTTGTTACAGTAGAGTATGTAAAATCTAATAATTCTTTTGAGGATATAGCTAAGGATAACTTTTGGAGGCAGTGGATTCGTGATTATACACTTGCTATGGTTAAAATCACTGAGGGGCGTATACGTTCTAAGTATAAGATTAGTAGTGGTGTGTTTGAGATTGAATCTGATGAGCTTATTAATGAAGGAAATACTGATAAACAAGAACTAGAGCAACGATTGGAAGATGGTGGCTTTGGTTATTGGAATATCATGAGAGGTTAGTTATATTCTTAGGAAGGTAGTATTAATGAAGTTTACAAATTGCCCTTTTGGTGATAATACTCCAACACTTATTGGTGGTGTAGGTGGAGGACAGCAAGTTAGGTGGTTGTACTCCGAGTTTGACCATTTTTTAAATGTGTGGGGTAAAAATAATGGTGTTAATGTTACTTTCAATCTAAGGTCTAAAGATGATATTGATGCTAAATTAGATATGCTACATCAATATGTTTTAAATGGTTCTTTGTCAAAAGAAGATTTGTGTGAGTTAGAGGAAAGGTTAAGGACATATAGTAACCTTTCAAGTGGTGGTAATGGTAGTCATACTCATTCTGCTATAGTTTCTGAGGCACATAAAAAGGGTGAGAAATATACAACTTATCAAGATGGTAAGTTGGTAGAGAAAGTTGGTAGGGGTAAGCGTAAGCATATTACTCAGGCTCAACTTAAAGCCTTAGCTGAGGCTAGGAAAAAGGCTCATTCAGATGAGGCTCGTGCTAAAAGAAGAAAATCTATTCAAGCAAGGCGAGATGCCAAGATTTTAGATATTTAACATTATACATAATAATAAATAATATAATTTTTGTTTAGGGGGATACCTTATAAATGAGGCAAGTAAGAAAATTAAGCAATTTAATTGCTGATGAGTTGGAAATGCAGGGTATGAAATCTGGTTCTGCTTTGTTTGAATCCACAGTTTCTAGCATTGTTAAAAGTGTTAATGAAGCATTGAAAGATGCTGACCGTAAAGATGCTGGTAATACTGATGTTTTTGAAGAAGTAGAAGAGGGTTCTTTCTACTTTGCTACTGATGATACAGTTTTAGGTGACTATGAAGTTAATCAAGATGAAATTGTAGAGTTGGTTACAAATGGTGAACCTTGCATTGTTAATATTTATGATGTTGATGGTGAGTTGCGTGAAGATGGTGTAGAAGTACCTGCCGAGGCTTTTGTATCTTTTGTTGAAGATGCTGATGAAGTTGTGGTAGAGGATGCTGAAGAACTCTTTAATGAAGATGATGAAGAAATCGAAGAAGGTGCTAAAATCTCTTTCAAGGGTGGTAAAAAACGTAAAATCAACGCTAAAAAAGCAAAACTTCTTTTGAAATCTAAACAAAAAGGTGAGAAGTGGAAAGTTCAAGGCGATAAATTAGTTCGTAGGTCTGCCGCAGAAATCAAAGCATCTAAGAAAAATATTAAGAAAGCTAAAAAAGGTAAAGCTAAAGCTAAGAAAAACCGCAAAAAAGCCATGAAGGCAAATGAATGTGTTGTTGTAGAGGGTTTTGATATTTCTGCAAATGGCACAATCTTCCATGTAGAAGATGGTGATATCTTAACATATGAAGATGGTTTCTTGACTGTAACACGTGATGGTGTAGAAGTATTCTCTAATTTGACAGTTTCTGAATCTTTCATTTCTCGTTGCATTTCTGAGGGTGTTGTTGAAGATGATGACACTGAAGAATTGGATGAATCTAAAAAATCTAAGTGTGTTAAAGAAGATTCTGATGAAGAAGATTCTGAGGAAGATATTGATGAAGATGATGATTCCGATGAGGATGATGAAGAAGATTCCGATGAGGAAGAAGATTCTGATGAAGATGAAGTTTCTGAATCTATGTTGACTTGGAAAGTTGGTAAAGGTTATTGCTTAGTGTCAGAGGGTAGGGAATTACAAATGGGTAATCGTATCCGTGCTAGGGCAATGCTTTTAAATGAGGGTTTTGAAGTTAAATCTTCTGACTTAGATAAAGCAGCTAGTGGTAAAGTTGTAGTTCTTTAGTAGAGGTGTCTTAGAATGGGTAAATTGTATTTGAGTGATACATTAAATCTCATTCTATCAGATGATTATAATGTAGAAGATAGTGATATTAAAAGGCTATCTTCTACTTTTTATAATTTAGGTATTTCTGATAATAATGAGTTATATGGGATTCTATTTATGATTTATTCCATAGCTAAATCTGATATTACATTACCTGTTTCGGTTGGTATATTTAGAGATATATGGGATTCTAATGGTGGTGTCAGTTTAGATTTTGTGTCAACATTAGCTAATTTTGTCAAGGGTGGTTTTATTAAGTTAAGTAAACAAAAACTAGATGGTGGTCTTAGTGGTAATATCACAGGTGATGAGAGTCTAGAAAGTATTATTGTGTTTGTTAATGGTACTGATTTACTTAATAGTTGTGTTCAAGTTTTCAAGGATTTTATAAAATCTAAAGAAGTTTCAATACAAGAGGGTGTTGGTGTTAATGAAGTGCCGTCTTTTGTTAAAACTTATATTAAGAGATTATATGATGTTTTAGATGATTTGAGTGTTTATGTTGAGTTGGAATCTTTTTCTGATGAAGATTCAGTTAGAAGGGTTAATTTAAATATTAATAACACTTCTAAATATGACATTAGTGATAGTGCTATTGAAAAGTTAGCTAAGTCTTTTATTAAGAGTGGTGAGAGATGTGTTGTTGATGTAGAGTGCTATAAGGATAGTAGTAGAATTTTATTCTTAGGCATTGATTTTAGGAAAGATACAAAAGATTTTAATTTCTCATGTGCAGATATTTTTAATTTCATTGAGGATTTAGAAGTTAATCATGTGAGGTAATGTATAGAGTGGTGGGTGTATATGGAAATTATAAATCGTGGTGGAACTAATATATTAAAGGCTATACAACAAGGTGCTAAAGAAGTTAGTAAGAGAAATGGTATAGCTGATATGCATCTTGTTGATGATAGTACTGTTCAGTCTAAGGTTGAAGAGGCTTTTGGTTCTATACCCAATTCTAGTCATACATCTGGTGGACAGGAAGTTTTTACAAACTATAATTCTGTTGCTAAGGTAAGTTCAAATATAGCTAAAAATGTATCTTTTGAGGATAAATTAGTCTTGAAGTTACAGAAATGTATAGAGACTCTTGCTGATACTGGTGAGTACTATAATGCTGTTGATGCCTTATTCACTTTATATACTATGGATTCTCTGACAGATGGTGTTGTTGATAGTATCACAAGAAGAGATTTAAAAGAGATAAAGAGTATTGTATCTGAGTTTAAAGAGATGGTAGACTCTTTATAAGTTTTGATAGTATGGTATAATATATGTTATTATGTCATATTATTTATAAAGAGGTTATATTATGAATCATAGCACAAAAGAATGTTTGTATCATATTATTAATAGACAAGATGAGATATTAATAATAGATGTGTCTAATTATCTATATAGATATGTTTGGGCATACAGAGATTTAAGTATTGATATTAATGGTAGTAATGTTCAAATAGGGCATATTTATGGGTTTCTTAGATTTGTTACTTCTTTGTATCGTACTTTCAATAACCCATCTATTATATTAGCATTAGATGGGTGTGATTTAAGTCGAAGAGAGATAAATTCTAATTATAAATCTAATAGGGAAAAGTCAAGTGATGTTAAATCATTGATAAAATCTACTACTGATGATATTTTATCAATGCTTAAATTATTGCCTAGTGTTTATAGTTGTTATGATAGTTCTTTTGAGGCAGATGATTGTATAGGTTCTATAGCTAATTCTGTATCGTCTTTGTGTTGTAAGAATAAAATCAATAAGAATGTATACATAATGTCTAATGATAAGGATATGTATCAGTTAGTTAGGGATAATGCATATGCTAAAGTTAATATTATTAGGAAATTAGTTAGTGGTAGATGTTGGAGAGATAAGTCTGAGATTGTTAATGAAGAAGTTGTGAGAGATACTTTTAATGGTGTATCTCCTACAGATTTAGTAAAGTTTCGTTCAATCGTAGGGGATAGCTCTGATAATCTTAAAGGATATTACAGGTTTTTAAAGAGTAAAGCTAGTGATATTGCTACTAATTTTGAGTATAGTTTACAGGATAATAGATTGGTTCAAAAAGATGGTTCGCTAGTTTGTAAAGATATACTTGAAAAGTATTTACCTATTATTAATAGTAATTTTCACATTTTTGAAAGCAATTACAAAATTATGAAAATCAAGGATTTTGATTATGAAATATCACCTATTTCAAGTAATTGTTCATGTGAGGATATTAATAATAGTTTGTCTTTGATTAAATTATATCGTTTGAATGAATTTTTTAATTTTTGTAAATTTATATCACCATATAGGGATATTATAGTTAATTCTTAGTTATGTATTATGTGTATATATTAGAATGTAATGATGGTACATTATATACAGGATATACAAGCAATGTTGAGAATAGAGTCAAATAGCATAACAAAGGTATAGGTGCTAAATATACTAGAGTGAGAGTTCCTTGTCGGTTAGTATATGTTGAAGAATTTCAAACAAAGAGTGGTGCTATGAGCAGGGAATGGTACATAAAACATAAGATTAATAGAGATGGTAAGTTGAAGTTAATATATGGTTATAGTAATTAAATTTAGGTATTTATAATGTTTTCACTAAATTATTATAGTCATGGTTAGGTAGTGTGTATGGAGAATTTGGTAGTCTTTTTAGCAAGTATCCCTTTTATTCTAGGGATTTGTGTCGCTGTATTTGCGTATTGTATATTCTGTATGATTAGTGCTTTATGGAAGCATTTTAAAAAGTAGAGTTATATTAAGAGTGTATAAATATTTTATATTTATACACTCTTTTTTTATGTAAAAATTTAGGTAGATATGTTAAAATTTATTATGTGTAGGTATATGTTTAGATAGTGAGGAGATTGATATGTTAGAATTATCAAATATCGTTTATGTTGCTCACCCTTATAGTGGTTTACAGAAAAATTATGATAAAGTGTCAGTTATTATGAGTACGTTATGTAATAAATTCCCTAATATTACATTTATCTCACCTATTCATGCTTATGGGTTTATGTATGAGAGTGTAGATTATAATAAGGGAATAGAAATGTGTTTTAAGTTGTTGGAGTTATGTGATACTGTACTATTATGTGGTGAGTGGTTTGATTCAAAGGGGTGTTGTATGGAGAAACAGTATGCAGAGTTACATGGTAAGAAAGTAGAGGTTCTATAGATGGGTATTTCTGATATTATAGAGAGTCTTGATAGTAAAGCAGATTTAGAGAGTAGGAATATTAGATTTGTTAAGAAAGGTCAGTATAAAGAAGTATCTGATGGGTATCATACAATAGGTGACTTATATGAACATAGGACATATCTTTTTGCTATGATTTGTAAGTTGTATGTGCCTACAGTATATGTGTGGAAAACTAAAAAACATGAAGATGGTACAATGTATGATGATATGTTTTTAGTTGGTATTGATTTACCTGAAGGTCAAATATCATATCATATCAATAATAGGTACTGGGATTTATTTGATGGTGTTGAAGAAATACCTAATGCACCTGAGTTTGATGGTTATACATCTGATGATGTTATCAATCGTATAGGGAGGTATATTAAGAATGGCTAAATTTGATGATATATTCAAATCTATGTGTGATGATATTTTGAGTAATGGTACTATTTCTGATGGTGAGGAAGTCAGACCTAAGTGGGAGGATGGGTCAGATGCTCACACTATTAAGAAGTTCGCAGTTGTTAATAGATATGATGTTGGTAAGGAGTTTCCGATACCTACTCAAAGACCTGTAGCTTATAAGTCATGTGTGGAAGAGATGTTGTGGATATGGCAAAAACATTCTAATAATGTGAAAGACTTAAACACTCGGATATGGGATAGCTGGGCAGATAGTGATGGTACTATAGGTACTGCATATGGGTATCAGATAGGTAAGTTATCTACATATAGGATACATTCAGATGATATTGTGAGTGATATTAGTGATGTATTTGAGGATTTGTTTTATGATGGGGAATATAATTGTTTTTATAATAATGGTGGAAGTCATTATATTTCTTATGAATGTATTAAAGATAATGTATACGATGTTAAGATGAGTCAGATTGATAAGGTGCTATTTGATTTAGTTCATACACCTTTCTCACGTAGGATTATTGCTCATATGTATAATTTTGATGAGTTAAGTACAATGAATTTATATCCTTGTGCATATTCTTGTACATTTAATGTTACTTTAGATGATAAAGGTAATAAGGTGTTAAATCTTCTATTAAATCAGAGAAGTCAAGATATTCTAGCCGCTAATGCTTGGAATGTAGTACAGTATTCAGTATTATTACATATGGTGGCTCGTCATGTTAATATGAGGGTTGGTGAATTAGTTCATGTAATTGCTGATGCTCATATTTACGATAGACATATCCTTATTATAAAAGAGTTAATTAGTAGGGAGACATATAAGGTACCTGAGTTTATTCTTAACAAAGATAAGAGTAACTTCTATGATTTTACTGTTGATGATGTGTCATTTAAAGATTATAAACATGGTGAACAGATTAAAAATATACCTATTGCAGTTTAGTTATTTTAGGAGAGGTTGTGTTAAAATGAAAAAGGCATTACGTGTAATATTGTTATTGGTAGTACTTAATTCAAGTATTGCAAGATTGATTAATATATTCAAATGCTATATGAAGTGTTATAGAGAGGTTTGTTATGAAAGATAAAAAAGCTATTAAGAAGATTATGAATATTATAGAGAAAGTAGCAGTACATGATAATGATTGTGTATCATATTTTGATATGGATGATTTTAAAGTACAGAAGAGAATGAAGAGGAAAGAGATTGTACAGACTATTGATAGTGTGATAGATGTTCTTAATGATGATACTGGTACATACACAAAAGAGGATGCACTAGATTTACTTGTTAAGATAAGAAATAATACACTATAATATAGTTATTATAAGGTAATAAATAGGTACACTATATTGTATGAATATATGAGAGTATGCTTATATCATGTAGGATAGATATAGTGTATCTACATAAGCACACACTAATAATAAAGATATAACTAATATACATACTATACATACTATAACTAATATAATAATTACTATATAACATATTATTAATATACTAGATATTAATAAATAAATTTCTTCTAACGAAGAAAAGTATTTATTTACTATGTGGAGGTAGTATAAAGATATCAGTAATACTGATATAATAATAAAAATAATATACTATCTAATATAGTATAAAAATAGAGATAGTAGTAATAAAAAAAATAGGGTACAGGGATAATACTAACTGTATTTTATTAGAGAAAAGAAATAAACAAAAAGTGAGTATTCAAGAGAGATATAATAGAGGTTCTATATACTGTATTATACTAAAGAAGAAATATAGAGACATACTATAAGTTCTATGTATTATAGTATTCATAAAAGGAAACATAGAAAGGATAAGAGAGGATTAATTTAGGTTCTATATACTAATTAAGTTCTAAAAGAAAAGATATAGGAAATATAAAAATAGGAAATATAAAAATAGGAATATAAAAATAGGAATATAAAATATAGGAAATATAAAAAAGAAGATAGGGGATATAGGATATGAAGAAGATACCAATCAATGAGGATAAATTAGAGATATATAGGAAATTAGAGGAGAATGATTTGTATGATGGATTGAGAGTAGGGATGATACGGAAATTGTTAGTAGGATTAGGGATTAGGGTGAGTGGTAGTACTGTAGCACATAGTGATGATTTAAGGGAGTTGTTAAAGAATACAGTAAAGAGAGTGTTGTATCGAGAAGAGTTGTTGAAATTAGGGATAGATGGTCGAAGAGTCAATAAAGAGATTGATGAGAGGGTTCGTATGGACAAATCATAGATATCCTAGGTTATATAAATTAACAAAACTTTACAATATCATAGAGATATAGTAAGATATTGTATGAAAGAGATAGATATACTATAAAGGAGATATTTCTATGAAAGATATAATTATGATGTCAATTTATGGTAGACATAATAGATGTAATGTAAGTATGTATGATTCAAATACATATAAGGGATTGAGGAGTAGTGTTATAGAAGTAGATGCTAATTTGTATCGAGATTTGAGTGTAGAGTTTGGGTTGATACGAATGGCATTAGGGATGATACGTAGTGTAGAGACAGTTGCATTTAAGAATGTAGGAACGATGTTACAGTCTAAGAAGGTAACAGTCACTACTCATTATGAGGGATATTCTAGTGATATCACTATGTATATGTTGCAAGAGATATACTATGTTAATCAGGTTCATTATGATGATTATGTATTAGGTGTAGAGGTGTCATTAGATAGGTATAATCAATTTAGGGTTGCTATGGATACATCATATACAGCTATGTTGGAGTATATGAGGCATATATTACAAAGTGTGTTAGAGACATTAATGCGTGAGTATTTACATTTAGGTATAGAGTATGGTGATATTCAAAGTCATGTGTATCAAGATGTGGTATCTGTGTTGAGGTTACAATGTAAAGTGATGACAGAGAGTGTACCCTATGCTATTTTGTATCAAAGTGGGTTTGATGTTGTGAATGATACTGAACAGTCAATGTACTATGAGGTAGATGGGATAGGTTCTATAGGTGTTACTATTGATGGGATACAACTACTTACTAAGATACATGAGAGTTCCTATGATGATACGTTTGGTGATATTAAAGGTAGTGTAGCCACTACTATAAAGATGCAACTCTATCTAAAGATATTGTGTACTACTAAGAGTGTGTTAGAGACTATTTCATCTTATATGGGTAGAGAAGGTCGATATGTGAGAGGTGTGTATGGTATATGGGGCACTCATGTAGGTACTAAGTTAAGTATATTGCATAAGCAGATATTAGATATTAATGATATGTTGGTGTTTTATAAAGATGGTGTACATCATAATAATTATGATGTAGTAGATACCTATGGTATTGTACGTATACCTATAAAAGTATTTCAAAAGAGAGTGATGTTGAATACAGTGATACAATTACAATCTATAAAAGATACGGTATATGATTATGTAGATGGTATATTAGATACTTTATATAATTATTGATGAGTGGTTAATAGGGTATATGGTTATATAGGTTAATAAGGTATAGAGGTATGAAAGAAAAGGTTAGATTAAATGATGGTGGGTTATCCGTAGAGATAGAGTATGATTTTAGAATTGTTGTTACTAGAAGTCAATTTTCTATAATCAATAGTAAAAGTAAAGCATCTAGGCAATTCTTAGAGAAGTCGATGGTAGGTTTTAATCTATGTCATTTGATGAGTGTAGGGCTTGATTTACATCGTGTAGATACGTTTAATGTATTTACAAATTCTGCACATAGGTATACACGAATACAGTATAGTGGGTATGTAGTCCATTTATATCGGTGGTTAGATGGTGTATTTGGTGATTATGTTCTAACTGTGTTTGTTGAGTTACAGGATATATCATTACAAGATGCTTATAAGAATTTCAATAAGGCTATACCTATGCCAGCATTTAATTATGAATATCAGAGAGATATTATCACTATTAAATCACTTTATTTCACTGTTATTAAAGATGTGTATGAGTGGTTGTCTTATTTCTTATTAGGTATCTATCTAACTGCAAGTGATATTGTTAGGGTTGATGGTAGTAAGAGTTCCATGTATTCATTGTGTAAGAATACATTGATGTATAAGTTATTTCTAAGATTACAAGATATGTCTTATTGTGCAGATACTAACAAGTATGTGGTAGTGTCTATACGAGATAGGGATGTGTTACCTAAAGATATTAGTAATGAAGATATTTTATATGTGTTGAGTATTATGGATTCGTATCAAAGTGCTGTTAATCGGGTTGTTAATGAAGGTGTAGGTACTAATGATTGTATGCCTACTGTTGTATTTAATACGTTACGCAAGTCTTATGATTATGTTAGTTTTGATGTAGTAGAGTGTCCTGTTAGTGTATTTACACGAAAGGTTATGTTAAATCATTGTATTGATGTAAGTGACTTTTATAAGAAAGTTCATCAGTATTGGTGTAGTTTGGATACATTTAATTACTGATGGGAGATATTAGAATGACAGAGTTTCTTATAACAATCACTAAAGAGGAGAATAAGATAGTATTTTCTTTTAAGAATCATTTTGTGTATATGCCATGTACCAGTGTTAGGTGGTTTGAAGTTGATTTGTCTGTGTATGTGGATATCTTGTTTCAATATCGTGGTGATACTACATTCACCATTGAGAGAAGTGGGTATACATTTATATTCGATATGCATGGTGGTGTTAGACGAGATGATGGGTATATTAAGATTACAATAACTTCTTATATACCTGAGAATGATATTAGGTTGTATGATGCATCGTATGGTGATATCAATCATTGTTGTAGTGTGATTAATGACACATTATCTAGTGAGGATACTATTAATCATATGTTGAGTGTGATTGTTGGACATGGGGTATCATTACAACATACAATTACATATAGGGCATTATCACATATTACATTACATATATTTTGTGATGTAAGGTTATTGGAAGGGTATGCATATTTTATATGTCGAGAGAATGAAGAGTTTGATATAGTTACGATGGTTTCTACGTGTCATAGGTTACGTAGTAATAGTATTAAACAATTAAATGCATTACCTGGAATCGTTGGTAGGGGTTATCAGTATTTCTCAATTAATAATAAGATTATGTATGATATTGATGCTATTGAGGTTGTGGATACAGTAGGTGTTATGTTAAATAAGGGATATACCATATCTACAGATAAGGTTGTACATAGTATGTATAATGGTAAAGCATTTATCTACTAATATTCATTTATTTACGTTATTTACGTTGTATTGCGTTTTTATATGTTTAATGTATGAATTAATGTACAGTCATTAAAAGTGGCACACAAGTTAATATAAGCGTTTTTATAGGGTATTTTATGGTGTTGAGGTTTTGGTTGTATGGTTAATATGATTATGTGTTTAGATGCGTGTAATGGGTTAGGTAAGAATAATGATTTGTTGTATCGATTACCTAGTGATATGAAAATGTTTAGACAAAGGACATTAGGTATGATTATTATCATGGGGAGAAAGACTTTTGAAAGTTTACCTAAGGTATTACCACATCGTGAGCATTGGGTGATTACTAATCAAGAGAATTATGGTGATTCTGTACCTGATGGTGTTAAAGTGTTTCATTCTAAGGAAGAAGTGTTACAAGAATTAGGGGATAGGAGAGCCTTTGTAGTAGGTGGTAGTTCTATTTATCATATGTTTTTAGACGTGTGTACTAATATCTATGTAACACGTGTCAATGATACTAAAAAGGCTGATACTGTGTTTGATTTTGATGAATCACAGTTTAGTCATAGTCAGATTGGTATGGGGTTAAAGGAGAAAGATGAGGTAAGTGGTAGATGGGTAAATTATACTTTTGATATGTATACAAGGAAAAAATTAAAATAATACTTTACAAAACATTACAACTTGTGGTATTGTGTAAGTAGAAAATATAGTGTTTATTTAAAAGGAGATTTTTCACTATGAATAAGAAAACAATGTTAACAGCTTTAATTATTTCATCTATGGCAATGAGTGTAGGTGCTGTAGATAATGTTGCTGGTACAGGTAATGGTATCGCTTATGGCAGTGGTAGTAATGCACCTAAAGTAGAAAATATTGCTATTGGTAATGGTGCTAAGGTTGAGTACTCTAATGGTAATAGTCTTGCTACTGGTGATATTGTAGTAGGTAAAGATGCTAATATCAATAACTATGCTAGTCAAGGTGGTAGTGTTGCTATTGGTAAAAATGCTAAAGTAGAGAATATGGCAGGTGGTCAGGAGGCAAGTTTTGCTTTTGGACAAACTTCATATAGTGGTGGTATGTTCTCATCTTCTCGTATTCCGTCTGACCCTACTAAAGTTGTAGGTAGTGTGGTAGTTGGTGATAATACGTTTGCTCGTACTGGTTCTACTATGGTTGGTTCACATAATTATAAAGGTGAGTTAGGCGATACTACAGTTGATACTGCTACTACACGTAAGGATAATTTAGGAGTATATGCTACTACAGTTGGTGCTAATAGTTTCAGTAATGGTGCTTTTATCACTAATACTGGTACATATAACATTGTGTCTAGTGATTATAAAGGTGGTCGCTCAGATGATATGTTTGGCATCTCTATTAAGAACATGGGTGCTACTGTGAATGGTTCATTTAATAGTATTGAGTCTAAGACTGCTGATGGGTATGGTGCTGGTATTGCTAATACTGTAACAGGTGTTGCCAATCGTACTTTCAATACGAATGGTACTTTAGTGTATGGTGCAGGTAATGTGGTAACTAATTCGATTGGTTCATTAAGTGGATTCCCTACAAGTGGTGGTAATTCTGCTAAGGATTTTTCTAATAGATTACGTGATGGTGTAAGGAGTTCTCATGGTGCTGGTGCTACTATGGTTTTTGGTGGTGGTAATGTTGCTGATTACACAAAACGTACCTCTATTATTGGTGTTAATAATGTAGTGGCTGGTGATAGTACACATAGTAGTGAAGATAATTTTGTAGTTGGTTATCAAAATACAGGTGTTAATTTGAATGGTACTACTGTTATTGGTTCTAATCGTTCTGTGGCTAATACTAATAATACTGTAATTATTGGTAATGTGGTAGATAGTACAGGTTCTATTACTGCAAGTAATGCTGTAGCTATTGGTACTGATACTAATGTTTTGTTTGATGGTGGTGTGGCTTTAGGTTCTAAATCATATTCTAATCGTAGTGCTAATGAAAATGGTGGGTATGATGTAGTTACTAAGATGTCATCTAGTGATACTTCTAGTGTATGGAAACCTACAGATAGTGCTGTTTCAGTAGGTAATGGTGTTGAAGTAACTCGTAGAATTACTTCTGTTGCCGCTGGTTTAGAAGATACAGATGCTGTTAATGTGGCTCAATTAAAGCGTGTTGTTGATATTGTTGGCGATAATTCATTACAAGAATCAAAATCTTACACTGATAAAGAAGTAGGTAAAGTAGGGGCATCATCTAATGCATTGGCAGGGTTAAAATTCCTAGATTATAACCCTAATGATAAGTGGTCTTTTGCCACAAGTTTAGGTCATTATCAAGGTTCTAGTGCAGTAGCTTTGGGTGTTGCATATCAACCTAATGCGAATGTCATGTTACATGGTGGTGTAGTGCTAGATGGAAAATCGTCTTATAATATTGGTGCAAGTTTTAAAGTAGGTAAAGGTGGTACTAAAATCGTAGATACAAATGCCTATGATATGATTAAGAGACTACAGGAAGATAATGAAAAGTTGCGAAAAGAATTAGAAGATATTAAGTTCATGTTAAATAATAAGTAGTTGATTTTAGTATTGGTGAGGTATAAACTTTATTGTATCTCACCAATACTTTTGTATGAGGAGATTTTAATTATGCATTATACAACTTTTGCTAGTACTTGTGATAATTTAGGTGTTGTTGCACATATTACTGATTTTAACGATAAATCAGATGTTATTGAGCAGATTAATCATTATAGATGGGATTCTCAAATTATTAAAGAGAGTGATAAAGAGATTGTAGCACTCATATATTTGAGGGTTGGTATTGGTAAAAATTTTCAATCAATCTCTAAAAAACTTGGATGTATGGTACAGGTTAATCCTTATAGTGTGGTGTATGGGTTAGGTGCAGTTACAACATACAAAGATGGAAATATCATTAATTATTATGATGATGTTGATGAAAGATATGAGTGGTGGCTCACATGGGGTGATAAGGATACACTTATGGGGTTTGGGTTTATTGACTTAGATGAAGGTGATAGTCCTTTTGCTTTAATGGATAATGAGTTAATTGGTTATGAGTTTACAGATGAAGAAGTAGAGTTATTTACTGATAGACTTAATAGTGGATATAATTGTGGTTTTTAGGTTTGAGGTGTTATTAAATTGGATATCAATGTTACAGTAAGTAAGTCTGTATTTAAAGCAGGTGTAGTTTTAAAATGTCTTTGGATGTGTGTAAAATCTTTACCTAAAAGTGGATACTATGTGTGGATACAATGTATGTCAGAGTATTTGTGTTATAATGGTTTAATAAGTGGTAAAGATATGCTTTCTATTATCGATGACTGTCATCAACGTGGAAAATTAAATTACTATGAGTATAAAGATTTACGTAAGTTAGTTATTGAAAAATATTTATAGATATATTAATTTTACATAACTTTACAATTTAATATATAGTATGTTATAATAACCATGTAAATATTACATGGTTATTTTTTATGTGAGGTGCTATTATGTCAGATTCTAGACTTGGTTTTTACAAAATACCTTGTTTTGTCGATGATAACGATACAATACTTATGTCTTTAGTAAAAGTAAAATACACTAAAGATGAAAATACGTATTTAGTGTTGAAGAAGGATACTTTATATGAGGAGTTGTTGTTTGAGTTATCAGATTCATATGATGTTTTAGAAATTTCAGAGATTGAGTATTATGGTAATTTAGATAAAGAATTTAAATTAAAAGTTTCTAATTATTTTGGTTCTGCATCATCAACATATATCTCTATTGGTAGTATATCTAGAAAGTTGATTGGAAAATCTTATGATGTTACTTTTAACAGTGGGTATCATAGTATATATTTTGAATTTTTAGATTATAATGAAGTTAAAATTCATTATCATAAATTACATTTAGATGTTAATTATGGAGATACTGAGATAAGTTTGGATGATTTAGAAATTATTTTAAGAGCCGTTAGGTTGTTTAATATGGGTATACGTAAAGAAGTTTCTAGTGATAGCATCAGAAGAGCTTTTCATAATGAGGGATAAAATGATTCAGTATAGAAATGGTAATGCAGATATAACATTATATGAGGATGGTACTAGATTTATTGAGACTGAAGACAGTATTCTTAGATTAGATACACCTCTTAACATTGATATAAGGGTGTCTAAACGATGTCCTTATGGGTATGATAGTAGTAGAGGTGTTAGTATTTGTGGTTTTTGTCATGAATCTGCTACTGTAGATGGTAAAGTTTGTGATTATGACAAATTACTGAGTGTTATTAGAGAGTCAGATTTACCTAAAGGTACTGAGTTGGCAATAGGGGCAAATCAGATTTCAGATGATTTTATTGAGTTTGTTAAGGAATTAGATATTTTAGGGTTTATTGTCAATATAACTGTTAATGAGAGATATCTCACAGATAGGGGAGATAGACAACTTAAAAAAGTTATGCAGTATATTAAGGGTTTAGGTATTAGTTTTCGTACATTAGAAGGGTGTATGAATTTACCTAAATGGGTATCTGGTTATAGTAATACTGTTGTCCATGTGATATGTGGTATTGATAATCTTAAAGATGTTTGTAAATTGCATAGAAAGTATCCTAAAATACTTGTATTGGGTGAGAAGGATTTTGGGTTTAATACTAATAAAGTAGATTTAAATTCTAAATCTCATGTTGAGTGGGATACTTATATTATGAAATTGATTAAGTTGTTTAATATTGTGTCTTTTGATAATTTAGCATTAGAACAGTTACATATTAGAGATAAAATTTCTAAAGATGAGTATGAAACATTTTATCAAGGTGAACATTCTATGTATATTAATGCTGTTGATGAGTATTTTGCTCCTAGTAGTAGGACATTAGATAATATTAAGAAGTTTGATGATATTACTTTACGTGATTATTTTAAAATGAAGGAGAATGTGATATGCGATTAGTTAGAAATGGTGTTTTTGAGACAAATAGTTCTTCCGCTCATTCTTTGGCATACAAGAACACGGTTTTGCGTGATTATGATTATAAACCAAGTAAAGATTTGTGTTTATCTATCAAGGAATTGAGATTAACGAAAAAACCAAAGGAATACGAAATGTATTCATATATGCCATTATATTTTGATGAGTTTGGATGGGGATATGATGTGTTACGTTCTCCAGCAGAAAAGCTAAGTTATTTAATGTCATCTGTTTATCAGTATAAAACTTGGGGTGTTATTAAAGAAGATGCATTTTTCAAGCAAGTGATTCAATGGTTAAGTGAATTGGATATTGTGGTTAATTTACCAGAAGAATATGGTGAATCTTCTGAAGTTGATGGTTATGTTGACCATCAATCTTTAAATGTCATAAATAAAGAAATGTTTCAAACCAAAGAAGACTTGTTGACATATCTATTTAATAATGACATTACAATTCATATCGAAAACGATAATTCTGATATTATGCAAGATTGGGTTAATACACCAAAAGAAGAAATTGATTATCGTCAAGCTATGTATTGGTGTGTTTCACAAAGTAAATGTGTGAGAAGAAAATCTTGGGATGATGGTGTATATTTGATTTATGATGTTGTAAAAGATGGTGAAGATAATTATAGATTAGACTATTTACTGATAGACAACAAAATCAAAAATGATTATAAACCAACTGAAGATGATAAAAACGCAAATGATTGGATAGTTGCTATGGAGGTAAACAAGTATGAAATTAATTCGTAATGGTGTGTTTGAAACAAATTCTAGTTCCGCACATTCTTTAGCTTATAAGAATGAAGATGTTTTACGAGGTGTTTATGAAAGTAATGGTGTTAAAGATTTTAAAGATGGTAGATATAGACTAACTGAAATACCTGAAAAGTATAAGAATTATGTATTACACCCTAGATTTGATGAGTATGGGTGGGGATATGAAGTATTAGATACGCCAAATGAAAAATTAAGTTATATCTTAACTAATGAGTATGAGGGTGTAACTTCTTTGCAGAAGGTCTATAATGGTAAGTTTTTTGTAACTATTGTTAAGTGGTTGCAAGAGTTTGGTATAAATGTTAGCATTAAAGAATTACAGTTAGATGACTATGGGTATGTTGATGGGTATATTGACCATGAAAGTAAATTTGTAATTCCGAAGGATATTTTTAAAGATAAAGAGGATTTAATCACTTATTTGTTTAATGATGATATCGTTGTGTATATTGAGAATGATAATGAAGAATGTATGAAGTGGCTAAAGAAGAGTAATAAAAAGTGATTAAACATTGGAGGTTTATAATATGAAAGCATTGGTTTTATTGAGGGGTTGCCCAGGAAGTGGTAAATCTACTCTTATAGATGATTTAGGATTAGGGCAATATACATTATGTCCTGATAAACTTAGGTTAATGTATGGTTCATCTGTTATGTTAGAAGATGGTACTTATGGTATTAATCAGTCATGCAATAAAGAAGTGTTTGATACATTTTATAAGATGTTGGAGTATCGTATGAGTAAAGGTGAGTTTACTGTTATTGATGCTACACACTGTTCATCTGTAAAAACTGTAAAAAAACAAATCTCTGAGTATAGAAAATTAGCTAAGAGATATAATTATAGAATTTATCAACATGATATGACTACAGATTTGTTAAGGATAGCAGAACAGAATGAACTGCGTAATGGTACATACTCTTTTGTGCCACATCATATCGTTGATAAGATGTTACGTGTTATGGAAAGTATGGATACGTTACATCGAGATATTAAAAAGATAGATTTACGAGATTTTATCATTTCTTATAATACAGATACTATATGTAAATCTACTCAATATGATAAGGTAAAAGTAATAGGTGATATTCATTCTTGTAATAGTGTTCTTAAAGATGCTTTAGAAGGTTTTAATGATGATACGTTATATGTGTTCGTAGGGGACTATTTTGATAGAGGTATTGAACATTATGATACTTTAAAAACTATCCAAGAGTTATCTGAGCATAAAAATGTTGTACTATTAGAAGGTAATCATGAGGCACATTGGATTCGATACGCTCATGATGAAGGTGCTGATGATTTAGGATACAAAAGATTTGTAAATACTACATTAAAAGATTGGTTACTACATTATGATAATGAAAAGGATTTGAAGAAGGAGTTGCGAGTACTATATCGTAAGCTAAAATCAATCTACTTCTTTAGTTGTGGTAATAAAAAGTATATGGTAACTCATGCAGGGTTAACTAATTTTGTTAATAATGCTTTAGAGATATCATCTGAGCAATGCATTAAAGGTGTTGGTGGTTATGATTTTGAGGTTTCTGTAGAGTACAAAAAGAATCATGATAATGATGGTTATATTCAAGTTTTTGGACATAGAGGTGTTGTATCTGCAAAAGATTGTAGCTATTCTTTAGAGGGTAGAGTAGAGTTTGGTGGTTATCTAAGAGTTTTAGACATCAATACCGATGGTGCAGTTGTATTCAATTATGAGAATGTTGTGTACAATAAAAATTATATGGAAGATGAATATAAATTCTTAAAAGAGGTTGGAAGGAAATCTATTGAGACTGATTCATTGGAAGTCAATGTTATAGCTAATTCTAAACTTGTTAGAGTTAATAAGTGTAAACCTGATATGATTAGCCTTAATTTTACAGACAATGCATTTCGTGATTGTTTATGGAATAATATTACTATCAAGGCTAGAGGATTATTTGTGCATGAGACAACTGGTAAAGTTAAAGCACGTTCTTATGATAAATTTTTCAATCTTGGACAGATGATGGATAAGGATGAAGAATTAAATTCTTTGGAGTATCCTATTAGAGTCGCTAAAAAAGAAAATGGCTTTCTAGGTATTATCTCTTGGGATTTTGATAATGATTGCTTTATTATTGCAAGTAAAGCAACAACAGATTCAGAGTATGCTGGGTATGTTAAAGAAAATTTTGAGATGATTGACTATAACATTAGGTATGCATTACGAGATATTCTAATCAAATATAGATGCTCCGCAGTTTTTGAGGTTATTCACCCTAAAGATGTGCATATTGTTGATTATGGTAAAAAGCATAAAATGTTTTTATTAGATTTTGTACCAAATAAATTGCATTTAGATAGTGGAATTAATATTGATTATGAATTTTCAGAAAAGTGTAGAAAAGAGTTCAGCAAAATCTATGAAGAGAATCCTATGTATGCTTTTGATGATGTGTTTAGTGTTGTTTGGTCTGCTACTATTAATGATAGGAAAATGCTAGATTCATATATTCAAAAAGCACATGATTCTGAATTTGAGGGATATGTACTAACTGATATTAGAGGATATATGACTAAGATAAAGTCAAATATGTACCTAGAGTGGAAATATTGTAGGACAATGTTGAGTCATTATATTAAGGGATGGGAAATTGATACCACTAAATTAAATGACTTTGAGAAGAGTTTCTATAATTTTCTACGCAGTCAGTTTATAGAGGATTTAACAGATAAAAACATTATAGAAATTAGAGAAATGTACAATTCTTATATTAATAAATCAGTTGGTGATAGTAATGAATAAGTATATGATTAATATGAGTGTGCCTTTGGATGAGAATCATCAAAATGCAAATATTAAAGCTAATATCTTATCGGATAGTGAGATGAGAGAATTAGGGTTTACAGATTTTGCTAAAGATTCATGGTATTTTAATAGGAGAGTTGGTGGCAAGAATAGTTTTCTTAGTTTCAACATCACTATTTTTAAGCGTACTGGTAATATTCATATAGATGTTTTAGATGAGATGTTTCTACAATCATATGATTTTCAGATGTATATTGGCAAAAATGAGATTGCTAATAAGGTATATGATGATGTTCAGTCTTATATGAAGTATTTTATGGATAAAGGTGTTATTAGTGGGTATACTTTAGGTGATTATATTTAATGGAGTGTTCTTATGTATAAAAATTTCTGTAAAATATATGACATATTGGAAGTATTATCTAGCTACTTAGATTATGCACATGATTGTATGAATGGGTTATTTAAGTTAGGTGATAATTCTATTAAGTATGATAAGTATACAGGAAAAACCACTATTGTTATTGGAGGTGAAACATACTTAATTACTGATACTTCATTATTACCATATGTAGTATATGATTACTATGTGGTTAATTACGATAATATGTTTGATGATTCATTAGATTTTTATCACACTTTTTTATCTGTATGTTGTATTTCATTTAAAGATATGGCTTCAAATCTTGATAGTATTGTTGATTTTAGAAGTAATTTTGGTTATAAAACTGATGAATCAGATATTAAATTTCTTAGAGAGTATTTTTTGCTTATTCATAGTAAATTGTGTGAGTTAGGTAATTTATAGGGTTTTTTAGTGTTGTATGGAAATATATTTTACAAGTGATTTACATTTAGGTCATGAAAATATAATACGTTTTACAAATAGACCCTTTGGTAGTGTTGAGGAGATGAATGATAGAATTATACAAAATTATAATTCTATCATTCATAAAAATGACTTAGTGTATATTTTAGGTGATTTGACATATAAGATTAATGTTGAAGAGTCTAATAAATTAATACAGAAGTTAAAAGGTCGAAAGGTTCTAATTCGTGGCAATCATGACTTAAAGTATGATAGTAGTTTGTTTGAAGATATTCTTGATTATAAAGAGTTTAACTATAATAAAGTAAAGTATGTTCTTATGCATTATCCGTTAATGGAATGGAATGATAGCTATAAGAAAAAAAGTATCCATTTACATGGACATATTCATGCTGATAGTGAGTATAATCATAAAAACTTAGAGAATGGTATTATGAGGTATGATGTAGGTGTAGATGCTAATAACTATTATCCTGTATCATTAGAGTATATTGAGAGTTATTTTAAGAATTTAATTCATAGATAGGTGGTGTCGTATTAGTAATGAGTTTTGATGATATTAAATTTAATAGTGAATATTCACCAGATGACATACAAAAAATTACTAAAGGTTTTGTAGATATGGTTAAGTATTTTAAACAGAATGAGAGTTACTTTAGTTCTGTTGTGAATGAGTGTGATAAGGCTTTAGGCGATTTATACCATTATTGCGAGTTACACTATCCTACTGATAGAAGTGGTAAGACAAAGGTAGTACAGGGTATTAGAGATATATCCATCACAAGGAGAAAGGCTAAAGATATGTTAGAACTCACTGATTCTATCATTAAGTTAGATACTCCTATAATTAATGATGTGTATAAAATGTCAAATACTGTAACTAAGAGCTATATTAAGTTATTCTTAAAAGAAAGAGTATATGTTCCTCGTGTGCTAAATGAGTTATTTGAGGATGAGGCTGAGGAGTAGTATGTGTAATGGATAGTTCTAATTCTGATGAATTAAGACATAAGCTAGAAGAGTGTTTTAATAGATATAGCTTTGAGTATGTTTGGCTTTATATGAAAAATAAGGAAGATATCTGTAGTCTGTATCCTAAGTTAGTTAATGAGTTGTACGATATTATTAGTGAAGAGAAGAGTAAGATTGATGGGTAATTTTTAGGTGAGTTACTATTTACATATGTCGGAGTATGTGGTATATTGTATATGTAATTTGTGAGTTGTTATGTAATAATAAGCACTCTCACATATAAAGTTTTTATATTTTCTTCCCTTTGATAAATGAAATATAAAAAATAACATAATTCTCACAAGTTACACTATGAATTTTTTTCATAGATTTCTCTCCTATAAAAGACCTACAATTTGTAGGTCTTTTTTATTATATTAATTGAGGTTGTATATGAGTGATTTTGTATTAGAAGATAGGTATAAATCATTTAATGGCATAACATTAGGTAAAGACCAAGTAGATTGTGTAGAGTTTATGCTATCTAGACAGGGGTGTATACTTGGAGCCCAGTGTGGTATTGGTAAAACATTAATTACATCTGTTGCCAATAAGGTTTTGCTTGATATGTATAATAACGTAGTTTCTATTATTGTCTGTCCTGTTAAGGCTTTAAAGGCTTTCAGAAGAGAGTTGTTTGATAAATTATTATTAAGTATTGATGTTGTTGGTATCATTTCTACTGAAAGTACAGAGTATAATTTAGATACTAATAGGATTATTGTGTGTACTGATACACAGTTGGATAAACTTGATAGGGTTACTGCTGAGTTAAAGTCAAGAAATGTACCTATGATTCTTAATGTTGACGAGGCACATAAATTACAGGATAAGAAGAGTAAATATTATCAAGTTATGTCTAGTATTCGGTCAAGGTGTTCTGTTGTTTGGTTAATGACAGCAACTCCTATACTCAACTCATTGGATTCCTTGTATAATATTGTTAATTTCTCCTCTCCTACATTTTTAGGTAAGAAGGTAGACTTTGATAATTACTTTACTCTGTGGGAATTGAGAGACCAATATATTAAAAGAGGTGGCAAACCTCAAAAGATAAAAGTAAAAGAGGTTTATGGGTATAAGAATTTAGATATTCTTAGAGATAAACTTAATGAGATAATGATTGTACGTGGTAAAGAGTATAATTTAAAATTTACTGCACTTCATTGTGATTTAAGTGATGATGATTATGATACGTATAAGAGGGTTTCAAGTGGCATATTGAATTTTAATGATGATGCTCGTAATTTTTCCCGTAGGATGCATGATTTACAAAGATTTGTTGATAGAGTCTATAATGATGAGACTATGGAGGATTTGATTTCAAATTATTGTAAGTCAGAATATTCACCTAAAGAGGAGTTACTTTTGAAGTCTTTGGATGGTGCTTTTAGTAATGGTTATAGTGTAATTATATACGCTGAATATAAAGAGACTATTGTTCGGTTAGAAGAGATATTAAAGAGAAATAAAAAAGAACTCAATTTAGGTAAGATACATAAGGTAACAGGTGCTATTAATATTAAGGCACGTGAGGCAGTTGAGGAGAATATAGGTTCTAGGGATGTTGTATTAATTACATCTGCTGGTACAGAGTCTGTAAATCTACAGAAATGTAATACAATTATTTTCTATGATATTTCATTTTCAACTAAAAATATGATACAGGCTGTTGGTAGGGTATGTAGAAGGGATTCTAAGTTTGACACACAATATGCTATATTGCTTGTAACAAATCGTACTATAGATGAGTATAAGTATCGTTTATTCAATAATAACCTTAATATGGTTAAAGGTGCTGTTGGTGCAGGTAAAGATATACCTTTATCTGAAGATATGTTATTAAGTGATGCAAAAGATTTACGCAAATTAAAAGATGAGTTACTGTGGGCATACAAGAATACTAAAAAGAGAGTAAGAAAATCTAAATCTTCTGATTATAAGGTTGTAGATAAACAGTTAATACCTGTTACATATGCAGAAGCATTAAATGAGATGTCAAGTTATAAGTTTTTAGTTGAGCCTAGTCATATGGATGGGTTCGATGATAATTCTTGTATAAAATTGTATTCCTACATTTCAGAACATGAAATACCTTTTGCTGTATTAAAAACTAAATATAATCAATACTTTAATACTGAAATGGGTAAAGCTATGTTACAAAGCATAAAAGATGGTGCTTTACATAAGGGTAGGTTACTGTTAGTTGCTAACCATATAGAATTAGCTAAGATGATTAAAAAAGAGGTATTAAAGTTGTGTAAGTAAATAAATGAGGTGTTAGTTTATCTATCACCTCATTTTCATTATATTTTAAAAATATAACTTTACATAACATTACATATATGTTAGTATATAGGTGTAAATAGAAAGGGAAGTAAGTATGGATAATGAATTTGTTTTAAAAGCATTGAGATGGTATTATCCATTATCTAAGTTTTTCATTTCAGAGAGTGGGGTGTTAATGGGGAAAGATTTTCTTTTCGATGGTATCTATAATGTATTTACAGTATCAGATACCATGAAAGAGGAAGCATTAGTTTATTATAAGGATTTTTTAAATGGTTGATTATTTATTTAAAAGGTGAAATTAGAGGAGATTTTATTATGTGGGAAAAATTTAAACGTCTTGGTTACGGTGAAAATGGTGAAGTTAAGTCTTGGGTGTATTGTGTATTGACTTTGCTTTTTGTAATGTGGTGTATTGGTGGTATATATCGTTTCATTGTTGGGACACCACCATCTGATAAGATTATGAATACTCAATACTCTGTTGTTTTAGGTGAAAATTTAACTTTAAAGGATAGTCTATTATATGCTAGTTATGGCTTTACTCAAAATCCGACTGTTGCAAAAATGAAAGATTTTAAAAATATTGATATTGATTGGAAAAAAGTTGATAAAAAAGATGTTCCTGAGAGAGTTCTTAAACAATATGGTGATGTAGAAAAAGGTACTGACATTTATGAGGGTGATGTAGATGAGTCTTTAGCTAAAGGTGTAAAATCTGTTAAACATTATGTGTTTGTTACATTTACAGATGGTGAGGGTACTCATCTTGACCAAGCATATACATATATTGAAAATAAAAATGGTAGTGAAAAGCTATTAAGTTTAGAGGGAGCTGTTAATTTTACAACTGCGTATTTAATTACTAGAGGTAAGTAGTGGGTAAAGGTAAATAATGAATAAATATGTTAAAAAACCTGTTGTAGTTGATGCATTTCAATATTTTTATAATAATGAAAAGTCTACAGAAGAGTTAAAAAATAATGTTGGTACAGATAATTGCTTTTTTGATTGTGATGGTAAGTTGTATCTTAGAACATTAGAGGGTGCTTTGAGAGTACGTGATGGTGATTATATTATTAGGGGTGTAAAGGGTGAGTTTTATTCTTGTAGAGAGGATATATTCAATATCACTTATAATAATATAAAGATTGATACCACTAGGTTCTGTGTTCATTTGTGTGAGGATTCTTTTTATTCATTTGATACATTTAAATCTATTGATGAGGCTAAGTCTTTTGGTAGAAAGTTTTTTACTGAGACAGTAGACCCTAATGATTTAAATGATTGTAATTGTCTATTTAATGTAGATGATTATGTAGATACTGACTTAGATTATTTCTATGTTAGTAAATGTAAGCACTATATGCCTGATGTGTTTGTTGATGATTTTATCGATATGATGCAAGATACTATTGATGAGGATTTTTCTGATTGTTATTTAAAGGGTGATATTTTAAATGAAAAAGAGTTTAGTGAGGCTAGGTCTGTCTTAGATTATGAGTTACGTAAAATAGTTGTTAGTTGGTTTGATAGGTTTGTAGGGACTCGTATGCCGTATACTGCTTATGGTGAGCCAATCAAAGTTTCTAAAGTGAAAGGTTAAAGTGGTGATAGATATGTTACAGTTAGAGTTTGATGCTATGGTAGATGAGTGTAATTCTTTACAAGATAAGATTGATGTGTTGGCTAAGTTTTTAGATACTGATGAGGGTAAGATTCGAAAAGATTTTGAGTTGATGAGTTTACAGCTCACATATATGGTTGATTATCATAAAGTACTTGTAGAACGTATTAATATGTTTAAAATGATGGTGTGTTGGAATGAAACAGGGCTTAATTATTAAGATATTGTTGATTTTTAATTTCATAGAGATACTTGTATTTTGTGGGTTATTTAATTTTCTAGATTCCATAGAGTATATCTTTAGCATTATTAGAGGGTATGGTTTTGTCGTACAGTATGCTTTGTACTTTGTAACATTTTGTATGATTTATTTACAAGGTGTGTTTTTGTATAGATATATGAAATTACTAGAAGGTGATGGTAAATAGATGTTGAATACTAGAAATATCGTTGAGTATAAGAATTTAATTTCTTATGATACTATGACTGGATTGTTACGTTTTGACAGGGGAAAGCATTACTTTTCATTGAGTATTGTTAATCTTGTTTATATTTTTAATGGGTATTTATATGTTAGTGTAAGGATTCCTAAAGGTGTAAGGGTATTTAAGTGTCGATTGCCTAAAGATATCTCATATGAGGAGTTAATCATATTAGACGATGTGCTGTGTGATATCAATGATTACATTAAAAGTGATGGTTTAAATGAGTATCGTATGAAATGTTCTGATATTTTTCAGGAATATAATCTATGTGGTATGAAATTTGATTATGTAGATAATGTAATGTTGTTTTTATTAATAGCAATTATATCATTGTTAATTGGAATAGTAGTGTGGTGATTGTATGAATCATGATTATTATATTGCAGGAGAGTATGCTATCTTTGGTGGTGTCCATGCATTTCCAGTCCAATTAGTGCAAAGTATACAAATATTCGGTGATACTATGCGTGTAGGTATACAAAGAGGCTGTAGTCGTGAGATAGAGTTACATGACTATTATATTGATGTTAGTAAAGAGACATTAACTAGGATTGGTGAATTTGTAGAGGCTATTAAAAAGGAGAAAGAGGGGTATAATGCTCATATAGAATATAATAGTTCTAATGGTATGACATTATTCCCTAGAATCACACGATATGAGTTAGAGTTATGTTCTTTTTTATTAGTATTTGTCAATATTCTATTGATAGCATTTTTACTTTATTTTATTTCAGTACAGTGATGGTGATATATGGGTTTTGAAGAGTTAAAGAGTAGGTATTATATCCATAATGGATATTTAGTGTTTGATGGTGGTACTGCATATAGGGTTGATACAATACATGAAGTTTATATAAAAGGAAGTTTTATATTTGTTACTTTTAAAGACTATTCTTTTATAAATCGTATGGTTGATACGTTAGATGTAGATACTATTGATTTTATTCAGGGGTTAAATAAAGAGATACAACATAGTCATAAAGTTAATAAACTGGTTAGTGTAGATTTTATAGTATTCTTTTTATTAGTTATTATTACTTTAATGTTAGGTATATGGTGGTTATTACAATGAGATATCAAGATAAAGCATTAGATGTGGTGAGTGAAGTGTTAAAAGAGGATTGTAAAGTATCAGCTGAGGAGTATGATGTAGATACATTACGATTGGTGTGGTTTAGTAAGACTTTGCAACACTGGAAGGCTTTGGTGTTTGCTACTAAGGCTGGTAGATATGTAGAAGTAACCTATAATGGAGATATTGATAGTTATTATGTAGATGTATATGTAAAAGAGATGAATATTGAATGTTATGATACTGATTCTGAAAGGCATGCTAGTCATACATCTATGGCTGATACTCATGAAGTCCCTGTATATGTAGGTTCTCATCATGTTGATACAGTAGAGGTAACTAAAGGGGTTAAAACTAAAGAGGTAGATGCGTCTTTAGTGACTGAACCTGTCAAATCTGTTAATTAACAAAGAATTTCAAAACTTTACATAAGTTAATTAATAATGTATAATATAGGTAAGGTATAGTCATATATTAATACTGTATATGTCATATAGTTATACAATTTCATATGGGTAGATAGGATATGTATTAGAATACAACACATTTATAGGGTAGCTAGATTATCGAAGTATCATGTTATATGATATGGGTTCTTTTACAATTTTGTTTCTAATATAAGGTATACATCATATTCGCAATAGGGATACTATATTCTATCAATTCATAGTGATTTTGTGTAATGTTATGTAATGTAGTGTAATTTTATATATAGTATTGTATGGTTTTATAGTTTTAGTCATAGCTTAATAATTAAAACTATGTATACTGTGAGTTTATTATTTAATAGTAAGCTAACACTGATAGGATTCATCATAAGCAGTATATGACTATATTGAACATTATCTATATAGTTTAATAATAAAGAAGAGGTAACATATATGGATTTCTATGTCAATGAATTTATGGAAAACAATGGTATTATTATTGATAAGCCTTTTAAGGTAGAGAATGTAAATAGACCATTGGTAATTAATACTGATGGTACTATGTTATATCAAGATACTGAAGAGGTAGTACCTATTGGTGTTGTATTTAGTATTTTAAGTGGTGCATATAGAGTAGTAAAAGGTACTACTGATGATAGGCTATATCGTAAGGGGGATAGTTATTACTATATTGGTAGTAGTGGTACTGTTTCTTATGTGTTGTGGAATAATGATGTAGTTGATTATGCTTTATTGTATATGGGAAATGTCTTTAAAACTCGTGAAGAGGCAGAAAGTCAAGTAGAGTCTATGTTAAGTATGTTTGATAGTATTAATACAAAGACAGCTATTTTACCTAATTCTATGGGGACTGTAAAAGAAGATACTATTAAGGATAGTAAAGATGAAGATGATAGTAAACAATCAGCTACATTGTCTTTTGAGAAGGATAAAGGTGGCACATATAGTGGATATGTGTCTTATATTAATAATAAAGGTAATGTAGTAACTAAAGAGTTAGATAGCTATAAAAGTCTATCTGATATTTTAAAGATGGCATTAAAGGATGTATATAGTGAATAAGTGATATGTTAGCATGAGGGTAGGGGGTGTTTTATATGTTAGATATGACGATTCAACAGTTAGTTAATGCTATGGATTATTATTATAAAGATAATGTAGTGTGTGGTGTTAATCAAGAAGATACTGGTTCTAATCATATTATTCAAGTTGATTTCTCTATGGATAGTGTGAAATGTACTATTACAGATGGGGTTATTTCTATGGATGCTACGTTGTATGTAGTGGATAGGAAATGTATGGTATATATTCGTGGTTATCATGATAATGATGATACCTCTAAACTTGATGAGGTTATCAAATCTATTTGTGATAATGATGAAGTATTAAACCATGATAATAATGTAGAGGTACAGGTACAAATCATTTAACATATATGTAAATGATGTAGTAGATATAATAAAATATAAGGTGTGTTTGTAATGGCAGTAATTCGATTTAAGCTACGGAGTGGTGCAATAGAGAAGGAAATGCAGAAACAGATGATGAGTATTAGTGAGTTATCACGAATGAGTGGATTATCTCGACCTGCGATTTATTCTTTAATTAAAGAAGATGTTGATTTTGTAAGAGTAGCAACTTGTAGAAAGGTATCATTAGCATTAGGTGTTGATGTAACTGATTTATTTGAAGTGGTAGGTGAGTAGGGTATGGATGAGAATAGGTTTTATAGTTTAGATATTCATACGCAATACCTATTACAGGATAGTGTTAGACGAGATAGTTTTAAGAATATCACTACCATAGAGGGTGTACAGTGGTTACTATTCACTTTTTATCACTGGGGTATTCAATATCTCACTTATGATGAGAAAAAGGGTTTACAGTTATTTCATAGTAAACCTGTATATGATACTAAGTCTAAGAGTTGGTATGGTGGTGTTATCACTAAATCAGTAGAGAATACTGATGGTAATGGTAATGGTAATAGTGGTAATAATGGTGTAGGTGAAGGCAATGGAAATACTATTAATAGTGGGGATGATAGCTGGGGTATATCTAATATCACAAGAGACATCAACTCTGAGGTTAATACTATTAGTGATACTACTGTTGCTGATGGTAGGGAAGGTGTAAATCATGTTACTAGAGTTTCTAATGTTGATGGTACTGGTAATAGTATGGTTAATAGGGGTATTCTCAATCAAGGGGAGCCTAATCGGACAGATAGTATGGATATTCCTAATCATATGGATGTACGATACACTGTTCCTGTAGAAGAATATGTAGATACTATTAATAAATCTAAGAGTCTATCTTTTTATATTCATTCCTTGATTTCAAGTGTATTCCCTTTTAATGATGGTACAGGTATTGAATTGGTAACACAGGCAATTAATGAGGATGCTACTAAACAAAAGTTACATGATGGTAGTATAGTAGAAGTATCTAATAATGGTGTTACATGGTTTAAGAGGTATTTTAAAGAGATAGTACCTAGTATGTCTACTAAATTTTGTGTGTATGGTGGTGGGCGCACAAAAGATACGATTAGGGATATGGCTGATGTAGAGTATTATCAGTATATGAGATATAATGATGTTGATACTAATA